AACCACATGTTAGTACCAAGTTGCTTTTTTACTTTTAGACTTTAACATTCTTCTAGTTCCTCTAACCTCAACTTGATCTCCAATACCAATTTTATTAGTAGGTGAGTCTTGGTTTGTAAGGATAGTAGATCTTGGATCTGTTTCTGTTCTAACTTCTGGAGTTGTAATCTCTACACCACCAGTTGCATTAGAGGAAGCAACAGTTCCTTTACTACCATAAGAAAGTTTATTTTTTAAATCTGCCATAATTTTCTCCTTAAGCTGTTATAATTATTTTTTTCTAAAATTTCTACCAAAATCGTGAACTTTACTTTGATTAGACATTTCTTGTTTAGCAAGGGAAGTTGCAGCACGTAATTCTGCAAGCTCTTCGTTTTGTTCAAGCTTTTCATCCTTGTTTTGTTGGTTCATAAAAGCTTTCATTCGGTCAAGATTTAATTTTTCTTGAGATTGTTGTGCTTTTGTAAAGTCATCTTGTGCTCTGATGTCCAATTCTCTAGCTTTTAACTTAGCGATTGGGTCATTTCCATATTCACCCATCATTTGTTGTTCTTCTTTAGCAAAATCTTCAAACATTTCTGCAATTAAAACTGCTTTTCTAGATTCTATCTGCATATTTATTGTCATCATCTGTTGTTGAACCTGTGGATCTTGTGCCATTGCAGGATTTGCTTGCATTTGTTGCTGCATTTGTTGCATCATTAAGATTTGATCTTTAAATTCTATTTCAACTTGCTCTAATGCCATCAAACTTATGTGTTCAAAAATATTTTTTTGCATAGAAGCAGTTACCATCGGGTTTCCTCTAGCCATCGAAGACGACATAAAGTTCAAATGGGCTGTTATATGAGCTCTATGGTCTTGTCCTTTAAAGGCTTGGAAGGGTTGTCCACCTAAAGCTTGAATAGCTTCAATACTAGGATCCATTGGCATTGGTTTTGGAACTGGTTTTAAAACCATGTCAATATTTTTTACACCTAATGCTTCATACATGGCACGATACGCATTATACAAGTTATGCATTTGCGGATTTGATTGTGCTAATTGTAATTCAGCTTGAGCGATTGATATTCTTTGTGTTTGAGAAAATATATTTGGATCAGCTACAGGTAAAATATCTACACGATCATCAAAGTCTTGTTGCTTAATACTTCGTTGTCCACCTACCACATCATAAGGATACTCTTGTGGTAAATATGTTTTAAATACTCGAGCAAGCATTTTAAACTCATTCTTAAGACTCACATAAATTCTTTTGTGAATCGCAGACATTGTTCTGCTTCCTCGTTCCAACAAAGCTACTGTCGTTCCCACTGCTGCTTGTTGATTCCCGTCACCTACTTGAAGGTCAGCGATCGAGGCAAATCTTTGCCCGGCTGAAACAACGACACCCATAAGCTGTAACAAAGTTTGTGAAGGCTCTTTAAACGGTAATGCCATAAAAGCATCTTTAATATTTCCGCCTGGAGCATCCACATCTCTAAATTCACCTGGAGTAATTGATTGCGCGTCATCACGTATTCTGATGCCGCGCATTTTAAATCCTGCTGGTAAATTGGAGAGGGTACCAGCATCTAGTAAAGATCTTAAAGCTGCAGTTGCAGTTCTTGATAATCCACCAATCATGTGGATTAAACCAAAACCATAAAAACCTAAACCAGGTAAAAATTTAAAATGTACGAAGTAAGAAATTTTCTTTTTTAATGGATCGTTAATTTCATAATTTCTTCTAATAGATAAAACTTCACGTGAACCTTCTTCAATAGTTACAATGTAAGGTAACTTAATTCCAGTAGGTTGACCATCTTGTCCTCGGTCCTCGAACCCTTCTAAATCTAGATCGACATGAAATTCTAAAATATTGTAAATGTCTTCATTTTTAGTTTTTTGTACACCTTCAAGTTCTCTTTCTTTTCTCTCTAAATCAGATTCAATATCTGCAGGAGCTCCAAGATCCACATCTCTGTAGAAACCATTCACTTGTTGTTTTCTTAAATCATTCTCTGTGGTTTTGATCACATGGATCACGGCCGTGGCATCTTCTAAAGATGTCGCAGAATAAGGTACAACCAAATCTTCTGCAGGTACAAATTTAGAAACTGCTCTGCCTAAAAGATCGTCATAGTAAACTTTCTTAAAGGCAGATCCAGCAAGAGGTAGGTAAAATAACAACTGATCGAATTCAGGTTCGTATTCCTTCATCTGATCCATCAATTGCCAATTCATAAAATCTTTTACTCTAGTTGATTGCATTTCTTTTTCAGGAGTAGGTGCTCCCATAATTTGAGTTCTAATAGGTCCATCAGCTGGCAATAATTCTTTGTAAGCTAACGCTTGAAATTGTGTGACTGCTTCAGCTAAAACTGGGTGGGTTGCACCTGCAGCTCCAGAGAACGGTTCTGTTTTATCTTCGTATTTAAATCCTAAAAGATCTAATCCAGTTATGTAAGTGTGTTCCCATTCTTTACGAGACTCTTTGTAGTCCATGTAGTTTTGATTTAATTCTGAACCTAGAGGACCTAATATTTCCTCTGGTAATAACTCGGCTAAATTGTCAAAGTGGTTTTCACTTTGTGCTTGGTTAAATGCTCCAGGTTCAAAATCAATCTCTACACCGCCATCTTCAGTGGGAGTAATTTCTGCGTCACCAGGGTTTGGTATCGATTCGTTAATTTCTTCTTGGACCTCGACTTGTTCTTCGGGCCCTGCTATTTCAACCTTTTTTCGTATTTCGGTTAAAGCTTTGTCTATTTCTGCCATTTATTTTCTCCAATTTATCTTGTTTATATGCTTTTGATTCATTAATCAAGCCTTGTGGATCAGGGCCACTTAACGGTGGGATTTGATCTCTTTTTACATAAGGCATGTTTTTAGTAAGGGTTGGATTTTTATACTTACTAGGATGTTTAAATACGAAAGTCATTACCAGTAAAATTTCTTTTTTCTTTTGGGTTTTTCTTCTTCTTGATAATCTTCAGGGTGATCTATAAATCCGCCTTGTCTGTATCTTAACAGAGCCTGTGTTGTACTGTCAACTAAATCGTCATGATCGCCATAAGGAAATGCTGCACACTCTTCTACAAGTTCTTGTGCAAACTCTTGATCGAGAGGCGCCCAAATTTGTCCAGCTTCAAAAAGTGGAGACACTGCATTTACTCTTGCAACTTTATCTTGACCTTTACTTGGTGTAAAATTCATTGCAGGAATTCCCATCTGTCTAAGCTCATACATCAAAGGTAGTCCNGATGCTTTTGCTTCAATAATGACTGTTTCTGGATTCCAATATTTATATTGCTCTAAGGCAACACGACGAAGTTCTGGAAACTCTAAACGTTCCTTATAAGAATCTAATAATATTAATTGACGAGGGGAGTCTTCATTAGGACGAAAAACTCCCCAGGTAGTAATTGCACTGTAGTCAGCAGTTTCTTTTTTTAAATACGCGGTATCATAACTTTGAATTGTATGCTCGATGTGAGGCATATGTTTAGACTCCCAATTTTTCCACCACTCCCTTTTAATGAGAGCTCCTTCTTCTGAAGTCGGGTTCTGCATATACTGCGCGTTCCACTTTGCAACACCAGCGGATGCTTTAACAGATTCGAGGTCCTCGAGCTTCCAATATTCAGGCCAGACTGGTTCTCCACTTGGAAGGATTGCAGGGAACTCTACGACTTCCCATTGATCCGCGTTCTCGTTTTTTTGTGCGTTCAATAATCTTTGTGTTAAATCTTTCGTAGACCATCTTGTCATAACCACAACAATACGACCTCCTGGTTGAAGACGCTGCCTTGGTCCTGATGTATACCACTCCCATGCATTATCAAATGCCGAAGGTGAGTTTACATCTTGCTCTGAATGTGGATCATCGATGATGAGTAGATCAGCACCTCTACCGGTTACCGCACCTTGGACACCGACTGCAAAGTATTCACCACCATCTGATGTATTCCAACGTCCTGCAGCTTTACTATCTTCTTGGAGTCTTGTATTAAAAATTTGTTGATACTCTTCTGAGTCAATTAAATGTTTTGCTTTACGACCAAAGTTTACTGCAAGCTCCGCTGTGTGAGTTGCTTGAATAATTTTTAATTTAGGATTCTGCCCGATCATAAAAGCAGGAAGAAAGAACGACGCAAATTCAGATTTAGTGTGCCTAGGTGGCATGTTTATAATTAGACGGGTCAATTCTCCAGAAGCCAATCTATTAAATTTGTCTGCTATGGTTTTATGATGGGACCCCTCTATAAAATCTGGCCACATCTTTTTTACAAAAGATAAAAAATTAGTTTTAACTTGTTTAAGTTCTTTTCTTTGATGTCGTTGTATAATCTGTATCTTGAGCTTTCTTCGCTCAATAGGATCTTCTATTTTATTAATATCTTCAACAGTTAGCATACATTTAAATATGGGTGGTAAAGTATTATACATGATTAACAATGCAAATCAAACTATATAGGGTAGGTCTGGGACCCCTATAATTTTAGGGGGTATTTGCGTAAACATAAAAAGTTTGAATTCTGATATAGTTCCTTTAGGGTCCCCTCTTAGGGTGGGTCCCGCCCACATGCTCTTCTCTAAATGAGCTATGCAGTTTCTGCATAGGATAATGTAGGATAGGCCATGCAAAAACTGCATGGCCATTTTTCCTTAACGAAGCTATTGTATTTTCTTAATCTTTCTCTCTACCCTTTCTTCCAAGTTAGATAATTGATTTACCATGAACCGATGTCGAGTATTTAAATTTTTAATACCTCGGTTCGTGATTTCTATTTTCAAACCAATGTGATCTTGAAGCATCATTGTTATGCTCGTGTCACTTGGATCAGAAATAAAGTAAGGCTTACCCCAAGTCATATCTAAAAATCTTATTCTAAATAAAATTTCTGGGATATTCTTTTTAGTGATTTCACTGATACCAGTTGTCATCAACATCCAACCTAAAGTATCCGCTTGAGATTTATGAACATTACTAAAAAGATCTTCATTGTAATTCTTCATCGTGTTGTAGTGTACTATTAGCATTGTATTCCTTTCGTTAAGTTAATAATGGAGTATCGCATAATCTCCTACATACGTCAACCCACTAAATAAATTAATTTAGCACTTTAGTGCCTGTGGATAACTTTGGCACAAGATGTAGTGTTTTTTTTAGGGTGGGCCCCGCCCACATGCTCTTATCTATTTTTTTCTAGTGTGGCGCGAGTGTGTTAATCTCGCGCCACGTTTGGTTATTTACTTATCAAATTTAAACTCCATTTGTTTTTGCTTAACTATTTTATCAACTCGGTCAAAGGCACGCTGTAATCGAATTTGTCTGTTTTGCTCATCAACAAATTTATTAGTTTCACGCATTGACCACAGGCCAAAACCAACGATTGCAAGCAACCCAAGTGCAAATAATATTTCCATATTATTTACTCGGTAATGCTAACAGCGAATTAGGTAAATCTAATTGTATGTTAGCTGTTGCCATTTCTTTTTGCAACTCAACCAATGTTGGTTGAATGTGGCTACCTGTATAAAGTATATTCAAACACTTTTTCTTTTTGTTCTCAAGTGCGTGATATAATTTATGTTTTGCTCTGGCGTGGACTTCTGCCTCTTCATAACAAGCCTTTTTAATTTTCTTTGTTATGTAATCAACAGCGTCTTTATCATCATGGATATCAATATTTATTCTGCTCATATCCCATTTATTACGTTTGATTGTATTATTAAAAATCTCGGATATCTGATCCGCGATTTTTTGTGCTTGATAGCGTAAATCATTTTCCATAGAATATTTTTTCTGTTGAAAATCTCTCAACGCTTTTTCTTTTTTTGCCATGTCTTTAATTAGACTAGGCAAGTTCTTATTTATTACTTGAGCGAATTTATCACCGACCTCTTCAACTTTATCTTGGGCTTGCTGTGATATTTCACGCTCTACTCTACTTGACGCAAGACTAAACTCATCTCTTACAAAGTCTTTGTAATGGTCAACGTGGTCTTTTCTTAATGGTTGCATAACGTATTCCTTTCATTGTTAAGTTATAAATATNNTTATAGGTTATTNTAGGATATAGTCAACCCTTAAAAAACATTTATTTTTATTTTTTTTATATGGGTGGGCCCCGCCCACATGCTCTTATCTAATTTCTAGTGTGACGGGTATTTCTACCCGTCACTTTTTTAATTATGCTTTTTTATATATTACAGTGTTACCTGCAATAAAATCTCCTGGGATACACATACGATTAGTTCTCTCCATCCATCTGAACCAAGAGTTAGTAGCACGAACATTTTTTTTAATAAACTCTGGTGCTTTCATTTTAGACTCTTCATCCATCCACATATCAAAAGTTCTTTTTGATATGTTTTTATCATATCCCGATTGTCTCTCAATCGTTGAACATCCAATCAACTTGTATAACTCTTCAAGCGTTGGTTTTTTTGGAGCAGTCCAAACTTCCTCCGTTCCGTCTGTCTGCCATCTTATTACTTTATACATTGTATTCCTTTCATTTATAAAAGAGTATCGCATAATATCCTATATTATGTCAAGCCATTAAATTTATTTTTTTCTTTTTTTTAGGGTGGGCCCCGCCCACATGCTCTTCTCTGGGTGCGACAATATTGTCCTTTAATAAATAGGATATTCTGATAAGGTCTTTTTATGTTATTTATTCTGTTTAGGTGAAATAAATAATTAGATCCAGGGGATACCCTAAAAATTCCCCTGGATCGAGATCTGCTTCTTAGTAGTTTTAGAGCACAAATAAATGAAACTACGCAGACGGATTTTACCCGTGGGAATAGACGCAAGGTTCGTCTCCATGCACGGGTACTGATCCCTGGTCATAAGATACAGCTGTGGGAAATCTAAGATATCGCAACTTATGACCTGGGATCGGAGTACCGATCCCAGGTTTATTGTGGGTTAACATGACTGCCACTAGCATTAACTACGGTTAATGGCAATAGACCCGATCCCGAACTAGGTCGGCCAGATCCAACGGTAGGCGCTAGTGCACAGAGTATTTGCTAGAGGCAAATGACCTGGTTCGGGATCGGCATAACGATCGAGCAATGCGCTCGGGCATGGAACCTGTTGTTAATTCTACCGTTAAAATGTCGAGGAATGGGTAGGTACTCGAGACAACAGGCTAAGCCTTTTTTTAAGTTTTTATTTTTTAGGGTGGGTCCCGCCCACAAGCACTAACCACAGGCTACAAGCTCAGAGGGTGGGTCCCGCCCACACGCTCTTCTCTGCGGCCGAATATTATAAAGGAAATTATAGGATATGTCAAGAAAAAAATTTTATTTATTTTGAGCTGCTGGCCTTGCATCTTATGCCATAATATCCTATATTAAATCAACTAACAAAAGGAATACAGAATGCCAAAATATAAAGTAACGCTTGAAGTTGATAGCGAATGGGTCAAAAACTTTGATTTAAGTTTTGACGCTGACAGTGAACAAGAAGCCGAGGCTCAAGCCTTGACTGAAGTTAAAATGAATCTAAGTGATTATATTACCGCTTATGCTGACGAGGTTGAAGAATGAAAGATATAATGAAATGCCCGACGGCTAAACAAGGCTGCAAGCCTGACGGCTGGCCAGCAGGTAACCCAAAATTTATGGACACTAAAAAAGCGTGGGATCTAGTAGGCGGCTTAAGTAAACCTGGCAAGATGCCAGGATGGTCAATTGGAATTCCTGCTGCCGAGTGTAACACGGGCAGCAAGTTGAGATTAATTCCAAATTCAGTTTGCAGTACCTGCTACGCCTTAAAAGGCTGCTATGTTTTCAAGGTTGTTCAAGATGCTCAGTATAGGAGGCTGAAGGCTTTGAAAAAAAAGCTTTGGGTCTTCGCAATGGTGACCCTGATCAACTCTAAAAAATCGGATGTTTTTAGATGGCACGATTCAGGCGATGTTCAAGATCTTGAACACCTTCAAAAAATTTTTGAAGTTTGCAAACAGACGCCGACTAAACGCCATTGGATGCCGACTAAAGAAGCCTGGATAAAGCCGTACCTAAAGGACAAGCCCGCAAATTTGGTTGTTAGATTATCATCTTCGATGATTAATCAACCTGGTATTAAAAGNTGGCCGAACACTTCAACNGTAGTTACAAAAAATGCTAGCTGTCCCGCACCTAAGCAGGGCGGCAAATGTTTAGATTGTAGAAAATGTTGGAACCCAAAAATTAAAAATATTAGCTATGGCAAGCATTAGATCTAAGCATAACAATCTATTAAACTATTTCATTTGCGATCACGCACGCCTATCGAAGGCGTACGTCCGCAAGTGTGAAAAATTTTTTGCTGCGGCTGGTCAATTGGAAAATGATATATTGAAACCGAGATACAGCCACAAGGTCGGAAGGCCTTCAGGAACCAGACTTCGGACGCAGCAGAAACAGAGGGCTGGTAGTATTCCACCAGCCCTCAAGCATAAATAAAAAATAAGGGTGGGTCCCGCCCACAAGCACGCACCATAGTCCGCAAGCCGAGGCCACAGGCCACAGGTCGCAGGTGCATGTTTCACGTGAAAAAAAAATAAAAAGGGTGGGTCCCGCCCACAAGCACTTACCACGAGCCGCGACATTTTGCGCGTTGATCTTTGTCCTATAATATGTAGGACGCTAAACTTTTTGTAGAAATTTAAAACTTGACATCATGCCCACGGCACACGGTTCTGCATTACCACTCACAAGATCACGGATCTTGGACCCTTCATAAAGTTTTATGTCTGTCTGACAGAGGCCCTTGGCCATGATGAAACTGTTGTGCGGGTGCTTGATATGGAAGCCAATTTGGTGTGGAGAGAAGCGAATTTTTTTAGCTTGGTTTAGTTTTAATTCTATAGTGAAAAAGTGACCAGAAGTATTATAAACCAATAGATCAGGAGTCCCATGTGCAGCACTATTTTCCAAGCGTGTAAATGATAATTCGCAATTATTTTTAATGTTGAACGCCTTAATTTCATGCCAAAATTTAGTCTCTCCCTTAATCATTTTTTAGGCTAAGTGAGTCGCTTTCTGGCTAATCAATTTTTTTGATTACTTCACCCATATTCCACTTCGAAGAATACAAAGTCANGACCAATCTGTGAGTCTCACGTACACCAAGTATTTTGTTTTCCATTAATTTAATGTCCTTGATGTCGTAGTATTTCCCGTCTGGTAAACACACTTGTACTCTTGCCTCCTGTGCTACTGGCGATTTCATAAACTTGTCTAGGGCCTGTCTTAATAGCTTTCCTGATACCATCACTTGAACATATACCAAAAATAATTTATAATGCAAGCATGGGAGTTCCAAAAAGACTTACAGAGAAACAAATTAAATTTGCAAATTTAATAGTAGCAGAAGAAGGTCGAAAGACTGGTTCTGAATGTGCTATTGAAGCAGGTTATGATCCGAACTCAGCTTATGTATCCGCAAGTAAATTACAGAATCCATCTTTGTATCCATTGGTAACTCAATATATTGGAAGACTGAGAGCAGAAAAATTAAAAAAATATGATATTACTTACGAAAAGCATATAGCAGAATTAGGTAAAATTAGAGATGAAGCTAGAGAGAGTAAAGCCTGGAGTGCTGCAGGTAATATGGAAATAGCTAGAGGTAAAGCTGCGGGATTTCAAAACAATACTAACTTACATCTACATAAAAACTTAGATAACATTGATGAATCAGAGTTGGACAAAGAATTAGAAAAAGCATTAAAAACTTTCAAACCTATTATAGATGCGGATGCAGAAGTAATTGAAGAAACTAAAGATTAATCTTCTCTAACTTCTTAATACAGCCTGTTGGAAATACATTACGATCCGAAAAAGACTCGAAGTGACTATCATAAGACGCAAAGGTTTTAAGATTCTTTTTATCTTTTGAAAAGATATACGCATGAGTTATCATCTCCGCAGGTTTCATCTCATTGAACTCATTGATATCAGCATGGCCCGCGTCACCCAAAATATCCAACCAGGTTATCTTATAAAAGTAATATCTTTTTTTATTTATAAGGACTGATTTATATTTGGATTTTTTCTTTATCATAACCCTATATAGCACCTATAGGTTTTTTCTCTAGGCACATTTTTTTTCAAAAACTTTTTCTTACGCGCGCGTACGGGTTTGCTAAAAGTGTTGGTATAAGCCAATTATTGTAAATTGTAACAGCTGTAACACCATTGTAACAGCGTTTTGTTACAAAAATATCGTCTATAAGTGTTGGTATATGCGAATAATAGCATTTTAAAAACGATTGTAGGCATTGTAACAGGGTTTTGAAAAAAAAAAAAATAAAAAAATTTCTCTGGCAAAAAAAGTCTATAGGGAGAAACTTGCCTTATTGTGAACATAATTGTTGTAAATACGTAACAAATTGTGGCTTTTTAGCCACAATCTATGCAATAACCCTTTAAACTAGGGCTTTCATTTTTGTACAGGTAGTTGTTACAATTCTTTGCCTTACAAATTGTAGTGCCTTTTAAGTCTTTGTTACCAAATATTTCATCAAAATTTTTTCGGTACAAATCGTTGGATGGCCTTGATTGGCCATCCCATTTTTCTTTTTTCATTAGTGCAGCCTCCTTCTGTATTCATCTATATCTGAAAAGTCTGGACTTGCTAAGAATTTAGCCAATGTTTGGAACTCATCCATGGTCATTTTATCAATATCCATAGAGGGTATTCTTTTGGTCATCTCTTTCTTAGCCTGTTTCCATTCATAATCAGTAAATGTATCTAATAACTCACGCATGTCTTTCATCATACCTCCTTACTTTTCCCTGGTCCAAGTAGCATTCATCACTTCTCTCGCTTACCCACTGCTTAATCTCATTACGGTAGTCTTCAGCAGTTAACTCACCATTCAAGATCTTAGCCATATCTTTTAACAAATACTCGATTGTTTTTTTATCCAGTAATGTGGGCTTAGTGTATACGTCGTAGTAACAATCACCAATTGCTTGATGATCTAATTTAAAGTTATTTTTCATATTTATTCCTTTCATATAATATCCTATATAACGTTACATACCGGCTCTGTCAACTACTTCTTGAAATTCTTTTTTCTGCTTGTAATATTGTGCTACTTTCTTCCACCATTCGTTCGCGTAATGTCTGAATTCTTCGCCTTCTACGGGAAACTCTTGAAACAATAAATCTTTACTACACATTAGAATGATTCCAAACTGGATATTAGTGCCATATATTTGGTTGTGAGCAATTGCATATCCTGCAAGTTGTAAATAATAGTCCTCGATCCATTCTTTTCGTTTCGGCTTATTTGTTTGTTTAAAATCTATGATGGCTTCTTTACCCTCGTACATTCCAACACCATCGGTTGCACCTGCGTACATCTCAGGGTAAAATAAAACACACTCAGTAGCCCATAACTCATCGAGTCTACCTTTTAATCCCTGGTCCGCGATTATCTGTGCCATCTTCGTTGCATGTCTNCCTTCAGGCGTTAGATCCACGATAGGTTTATCNAACATATACCCTTCAAGAACCGAGTGCATAAGGGTCCCTCTCGCTGCAGCAGTCTCAGTAATTTTTTTAGCCTCGGCTTCACCAACTCTATCTCTCCATCTTTGTAAAGATTGTTTCTTCTCTTCTCCTTGACAAGCAGATAATATACTCGTTACACTTGGCAGCTTCTCTTCTCCTACCAGGTAATGTCTTTTACCATCAATAATTTTCCGAGTCGAAGTCGGGTAGTAAAACTTTTTATTTATTTTAATCATTTTTTAATTCCTTTTCTACCCGTATAAAATTTCTCCAATCATCCGGGGTACTATTTTTTTTTCTATCATTACAACCAAAACAACAAAAGACTATATTATTGTTTTGATAAGTTAGTCTTGGATCTAATCGGTCGATACTAAAGTTAGTATGATTTTGTGGTCCACGACCTTGATAACCTTTACCCCTAGTTCCCATTTTAGTTACAAACGTAAATGGCTGCTCACAATATCTACAAAGTCTACCATCTGAATCTGGAAATTTTTCTTTCATAAGAATAATATGATTCATATACAATCTCCAAAACTCTTTCTTGTCCATAGANTTATCAGCTATGTGGCCACCATACTTTCTTGCACTAGGTTTAAATCTTCTCGCAATAGAAAGTGTTACAAATCCACGTTCCGTGTTTGCATATTCAAAATCTTTTTGTATTCTTCTAGCGTCAGTTTTTCTAGGATCTTTGGGATCTTTGTATGCCATTATATTTTTTTCTCCAGGCAGATTTTATTTTGTCCTTGATCCAAGATATCAAAGTCATAATACTTTAATATGTCTCTAATCAGCTGCATATTATATTTAGGATAATCATCAAAGATGTAACGAGTCTTAGGTGCTGCACGATTCGCAAACCAAATAGACTCCGTAATTACATCACGAGTCATGTGTGGACCATCAAAGTGAACTAAAGCAAATCTTGAGTCCTGGTGAGCCCTGTCATTCATAAACTTAGTATCGGTATCATTATACAAAGTAAATTTGCCCGCGTTTCTATACTTATAAAAATCATTTAGCATAGTGTCTCTCATTTGATCTGTATAATCGCAAGTATATTTACCCGTGTCATCGTAGTGTTGATACTCAAGATTACCATATGGATCTATTCCAATGTGAATGTAATTATTTTTTACATTGTCCATAATAATTTTAGATCCCATACCTTCACGTACACCTATCTCAAC